CGCCCGCTCGCGTCCACTTGCAGTTGCGTGCGGTCGCCGTCCGTGTCAACGAGCGTGGCCGGCGTATCCTTCCTGACGACGCCCGCCATCGTTAGCTTGTCGGCGGCGGCGGAAACGGTGTCTTCGTCATACTGAGTGCCGCCCGCGCCGCCCGATGCGAGCGAGGAGATAACACGCACGGCGAGCGAAGCCTGACCAGTATCACTGCCCGGTGCGCTCGTCAGCACGGCAGCGTTATTCGCGCCGTCCGTGATCTTCGTGCGTTGTGTGCCGTCCGTCTGCGTCGCAGAGAGCGCGAGCGCGCTAGTGTTGAGATTGGTTCCGGCGTTGGCCGTCACCGTACCAGATACAGGGACCGTCGCCGCGCGCAGCTGCGCGTCGGTCAGCGGACCTGATACCGGCTGCGTCACGCTCGAGCCGTCGACTGTGACCTTGCCGCCGGTGATTACTGAAGCTAGAAGCTTGACGACGCCCCGGAGCTTACCGGAGAGCGTGCCCGTTGTGTCGGTAGAAACTGCGGCGTCTGTTGTTGAGCCGGAATTAACGTCTGCGCCGTCAGCAATAGTCGAAGCGCCACCACCACCACCGCCGCCGGAAACAGCGCCGTCCCAGGGAACCCAGGTCAGGGTGCCGGTGTTCCAGCGGTAAGTAGCCGACTCAGGGAAGAAGTCCGAGCCGTCAGGATTCTTCCCGCTCAGTACGGCAGCGGTAAAGTGCTGCGGCGACGTGGATCGCTCAAAGGTCTCTTGATATGTTGGCCTACTCAAAGCCTTGTAAGGTCCTTTCCTTTAATTCCGCAAAAGACTCGAACATTGCTTCGCGCACCCTGTCACGTACCTGAGCTTGTGTGGTAAATACCCCAAGCTTTTTTGCCGCTAGGCGCGCGCTGATATCGGCAACTAGCTCTTTTTCAAATGCGCCACCGGCGGGAAATCGTGCGACCGTGCCATCCGGCCAGATAATCTGCATTAACAATGTCGGCATATTGCTCCTTAGCTTGTCGATTCGAGACCAGCATCAAACTGCTTGGCGTTCAGTTCCATTTGTCGCTCGGACGCTTCCTGCAAGAGCTTTTCTTCCGCTTCGGGTTCGAAGTCATCAGGCAGTTGATCTGATCGATCCATGATTGCCCAGAGAGTTTTTAAACTGAGCTGGCCGCGTTCGTTCATCTCCGAGTAAATGCGGATCTGTTCAGGCGTGAGTGTGAGACTGTTTTCGTCAACTCCCAAAGTGACTGAACCGCCTTGATCGACGCCTTCCATTTCGGCAGTTATGGCCAGAGCTTCTTCAGCGCAATCAATGAGACTCCGAACCATCCTTGCTAGCTTCGAAGTGCGCTGGGTGTAGGCCAGCATCACTTCTGTTGCTGTGGTGGGCACGCGATGCTCTTCTTTTACGAAGTCGAGGCCCTTTGCTACCAGACGGCTTTCGAGCATCTCCAGATCGCGCTCGAGGGCAGGAATAGAGTCGCCTTCGACTGAAAGGAACTTCGCGTCTGAGCCTGTAGGCAGATAAATCACACGGTTGCCGCCCATGCTTTTATCGCCTGATTGGTCGTCAACTCCAGTGATGCAGAGCGTGACCGCGCAAGTGTGGTGCTCGATATTCGAGAGATCGGAATACTTTTGATAATAAGCAAGGTTGATATCAGCAATTCCTTTGAGCGGGGGCCGAGATTGCAGGAAGCCTTCGTGCTCGCCATAGTGAACAGCAATCGGTAAGCGTCGAAGCGGGCGTCCCTTTTTCGTGAGGATCGGGCCAATTGATTCGAGCACAACTTTAATCGCCTGACCGTCAACGTTTTTCTCTTCCTTCCACAATTGCCATTCAGCATTCCCAAATTCGTTGAGACGATAGACGCGATAGCGAACAACCTTCGTTTCCCCGAATGCCCCGTTAGCTTCAGTCGTGCACTCCTTGAAAGTGATCTGAGTTAGAACGGTTTTACCGTTGACTACCGCGGTGCGCCAGTTGAGCGCGCTCTTTGCTTCGCGGTTGCACCAATAGGAGCGGCTGCCGACCGCCTTTTCATCTGCCGCGGTCTGCACGCTCTCATTCTTCGCGGGCATATCAACGACAATGAATGAGTGACCGTTAAAGCCGTCTTGAAACACTCGCTGCACAAACACGTCGAAATGGGTTCCCGCGTTGTCGATATTCTCTGCTAGGTCTATCAGCAGCGGGGGAACGTCCTCGCTGAGAGTCGGCGACTTGCGAAACACCATCCCGGTAAGGTTCACAACACAGTCGCGATAGTCTTCGAAGAAAAGGGATCGGGCGAGGCGACGGTCATAGTCCTCTGCGAGTTCAGCAGGTTCTTTTGGGAGGTACTTTTCCTTGGCCGCTTTGATCGTGTCCTGTCCGGCGAGCACGTCGGAGAGCAGATCCCATGCGCCAGTCATTTCGTTGTAAGCAGAATTTGTAAAGGAGGGAACATCTATTTGATTAGTCATTTTGTGAGGTCTTTCGTGAGGTGAAAGTTTATTTAAGTTTGGAGCGCAGCGGTCGGACTTGCGCCGCCCTTTGCTGTCTGGAGGACAGCCGCATCGCTATCTATGCTTGCTGCGCGTTTTGGATAAGGTTTTCTTAATGGTTCAATTTGCTTTCGCATTTCAGCGTCGAGCGGCATTAGATAACGATGTTTTGGCGGCAACGGCTTCGAGGGCAATCCCTTTGCGCTACCCCGTGCGGTAGCCGTTCGATGGTGAACCCACTCGCCATTGCTGAAATACTGCACGTCTGGCTTCGTGGTGCCGGTATAGATCCAGTTGCCGCCCTGATATATACCGCCGTGGTGTCCAGCTCGCGGGTCAGCCATCGAAATGACCAGACGCAGGTTAGGTGACTGCTTTTGCAGGAAACGCAGGGACACGGCGATTATGCGGGTAACAGGTGCCTTGTGGTGACGGAGCGCCACTCTGACCAGTTCAGCCATTTGGTGACTTGGGGCAAGTCCGTAGCGTTTACCGTTGGTGCTGTTGCCTGAACCCATGCCAAACATGACGGCCCCAAGGAATTCGCTAGATTCCCAAACACCTACGTAAACATTCCGACCGGCAGGCATCGTGCCCGAATAGTGCCAATGCTGAACCGCGTATTTCGCGGCTTCAAACGAACACCAATCAAGTTGTAGGTCTGCTTTAGAACTCATGGCCGCACTCTGGACACTTAACTTTTGCCTTCTCGTCTAAACGTCCCTGCTCTTCGATTCCGGTCGGCTGAAAATCGGGAACAGTCGTATCCGGCACGTCAACGCCCCAATCAGACAGCGGCAGGTGATCCCACTCGTTTCCAAGACAGTCCCACGACCACTCGCCAAATCCACTGTTATCCTTGATGATGAATTCCTGCTTCTGTTCGGGTGTGAGATCGTCGGCACGTTTCACCCACTCGTCAGGAATGTCTTTCAGCCCGTTTGCTTTCAAAGCCTCGAAGCGCATGTTGCCGCCAAGAATCACGCCATCAGCGTCAACGACAATCGGGCGCAGCGCCATCATCTCGGGAAATTCTTTCAGCGACTTTTTCAGCCGCGCAAACTTCTCGTCGCGAATCAGGCGAGGGTTTGAAGGATTCTTTTTGATCTTTGAAAGCTTCATATCTTCAAGTGTCCAAACCTAACCGTTCCTTGTGAGGCCAGACGATTGAATGCGTCTGCAACCGCATCGACTTGATCGTCGTGCGAGCCCATCGGGAAAGCTCTAAGCTCTTCGATAAATGCTCGATTCCAGTCGGCTTTAATGATTCGAACATTCCCGGCATTCACTTGAGCGGCGAAGTTGAAAGCTCGAGTTTCTTTGTCTCCGCTGACTCTTTCAGTTTGTACCGGATAGCCTGCGAGCATGCGAGTGAGTTGGATCGCCTGGCCCTTGCCGGCTTGTCCGGGATCCTGAGGGAGAGAGATTCGAACCGTATTGCCGTCAAGAGCAGCGGTCTGTTTGAGTTCGCTTTCAACGGTATTCGCTCCCCACTGCCCGCGCTTCACGTCGAGAACCCACCAGGTAAGATCAGGCGCGCGGCCAATCTTCACCCCTGCGGTAAAGTCTCCCGCGCCTTCCGTAGCAGCGAGGTCCCAGCCGCGACACATCTTGAGGCCCACCGGAGCGGCCGCTTCGATCTTCAGATTTGCGACTTTGAAGAATGAGCCTTCTTTTGCTGTGGGGCGTTGCTGAAATAGGGCACCCCAAAAGTAAGCGCCCACGCGGCTTGATATTTTGCGCAGCTTGTCGACGTCGTACCGCTCGGGGCAAAGTGCTTCACCTTTGACGCGGGAGTCGGGTTCGAGACTGCAGGTTGTCGGAATTGCCGGAGGCTCTTCTTCCTTGATTGCCTCGAAGTTGACTATATGCCAGCGTTCGGGTTCTTCTTCTTCGTTCTCTTCGGACAAAAGCCAGCCGGATAGGTCGTCTTCATGCCAGCGAGTTTGGATCACAATGATCGCGCCGCCTGGCTCTTCACGGGTGTAGAACGTTGAGCTGTACCACTCTTTTTGTTTCGCACGGATCGTTTCTGAGTTTGCTTCCTCGGCATTCTTTAAAGGGTCATCAATAATGCCGAGATGAAAGCCTTTTCCTGTGATTGGGCCGCCAACACCAGCCGCCCAGAGCCCGCCGCCTTGCTCGGTTTCCCAGTGCTTGACCGCTGCCGCGTCGGATTTCACCTTGCCGCCGTTTCGCTGGAAGTTTTCGCGAGAGACGCGAGAGAGTGTGTACGCCAGTTCGGCAGAGTAAGAATTTATGCCGACAAACTTTTCGGGGTGGATGCTGAGGTAATAGCCGGAAAACAGTCGCGAGATCGTCTCGCTTTTCGAGTGCCTCGGAGGCACAAAGAACATCGCTCGCTTAATCTCGTCGTTAGCAATTCTCACAAGAACACCGGCGAGCTTTTCGCAGTGCGCATACCACTGGAAACGAGGATTGGCCGTTAGAACGTAACCCTTAAAATCCTCAACGGTCGCGACACGCTTGACCAACGAAGTGCGCTCGCGTTCCCTTCGGCGTCGCTCCTTCTCTGCAAATAGCAGTAAGCCAGGATTAACGGCCGGTGAGTTGTGAAATGAGGTCATCAAGTTCTTGGTCGCTTAATTCCTTTAACTCTTCCGG